GCAGAAACGCTATCAGAGGAAGACCTCCGGACACTGACCGGGCTGGAAAACCGGGCGCAGCAGCTGGAAGCGCAGGGGCTTTATTTCCGCGCCGCATCGGTCTGGCTTAAAGCGTTTGATATGGCGATTAGTAGTACTGATCGGAATCGTTATGTTTCACGCCGGGCCTTGTGCCTCAGGCATGCAGGAAATTTCATGACACCGGAAGGGCGGTGCTATCTCGCTGGCCGCTACGTGGGTGAAGACAAATGACGAAAAGGACCTGGCAGCGACCGTTCTTAAAGTGGGCAGGCGGAAAATATTCGTTGCTTACCGAGCTGAATGAATTAATCCCGTCAGGACGACGCCTCATTGAGCCGTTTGTTGGTGGCGGATCGGTGTTCCTGAATTCGGATAAACACGCCAGCTTTCTCCTGGCCGATGTGAATACTGATTTGATCTATCTCTATCAGATGCTGTCGGTAGTGCCTGAAAAAGTTACGGCTGAGGCCCGCTTGTTGTTTGCATTGCTCAATACAGAAGAGGGATACCTGACAGTTCGTGACGATTTCAACTCTCAGCGCCTCGCTGGTCCGGAGCGTGCCGCCGCTTTCCTGTTTCTTAACCGCCACTGCTTCAATGGTCTGATCCGTTACAACCGCGCCAGTGAGTTCAATGTTGGGTGGGGCAAATATTCAGCACCTTATTTCCCCGAGGCAGAGATCGAGGCGTTCGCATCGATGGCGCATAACTGCGTTTTCCTGAACGCCGGGTACTGCCGGACATTGGCACTGGCAGGCGAGGGCGATGTGATTTATTGCGATCCACCATACGAGCCGATGCCCGGTACTGCCGGATTCACCAGTTATGCCGCTGGTGGTTTTACATGGGACGACCAGGTTGCGCTGACAAAATCATGCATAGCCGCCCACCAGCGTGGCGCCAGAGTGGTGATCAGCAACTCAACAGCGCCCCGCATCATCGAGCTTTACGCACAACACGGCTTCACGCTGCACGAAGTGAGCGCCCGGCGCGCCATATCAAGCAAGGGCAGCACCCGCGAAACCGCAAAAGACATTGTGGCAATTCTTTGAAGGTAGACAGTGGAAACGAATAAGAAACTCACAGCGCGCCAGCAGGAGGTTTTAGACCTGGTGGCCGATTACATCGCCGATCACGGGTTCCCTCCAACGATTTACGAACTGTCTGGCCTGATGGGCTGCCGTTCGCCCAATGCGGCAAACGACCACCTTCGTGCGCTACAGCGTAAAGGTGCAATAACAATTACCCCGGGCGTCTCCCGGGGCATCACGATCACTGGACAGAGCGTGGAGGATGAGGCAGTCGCCCTGATCCGCGCGCTCCTTAATGACGATGACCAGGCGCGAGAGAACGCGATCGCCTTTCTCGAAATGCGTGGGGTCGAACTATGAAACTGACCTTGCCATTCCCTCCGAGCGTGAACACCTACTGGCGATCCCCAAACAGCGGCCCGTTGAAAGGCCGCACGCTCATCAGCGCTAAGGGCAGGGCATTCCAGAGCGAAGCCAGCGCGGCGATTGTCGAGCAGCTGCGCCGCCTGCCTAAGCCGTCCACCGCGCCAGCATTGGTCGAAATAGTTCTTTTCCCTCCGGATCAGCGGCGCCGCGATCTGGATAACTACAATAAAGCGCTGTTTGACGCGCTGACGCATGCGGGCGTCTGGGAGGACGACAGTCAGGTTAAAAAATGCTGGTGGAGTGGGGGCCAGTGGTACCGAAGGGAAAAGTAGAAATAACGATCAGTCAGTTAAAGTAATGTATGCATATACAGGGTTACGACAACGTTATGCAAATCCGCGGTAGTATCAAATTATGCAGACGAAACGGGAGTGCAGTCCCGTATTTAATCAGTAACAGTGGAGAACAGTATGAATCAGTTAACTAACGTTAAAAACGATCCAGGCTTTCCGGCGATGAGTAGCCTTGAGATTGCCGGGCTGTGCGATAAGCGGCATGACCATGTGATGGCTGATATCCGCAACATGCTTCAGCAGCTCAATATTCAATCTCCCGAATTTTCGGGAGATTACCGGGACGAGCGCGGGCGCAGCTATCCGCTGTATCACTTGCCAAAAGATTTATGCCTGACTCTGGTCTCTGGTTACAACGTGGTGTTGCGTAAACGCATTATTGACCGCTGGCTCGAGCTGGAAAATGGACAACAGATGAGCGTGCCTCAGTCGTTGCCGGAAGCGTTGCGCCTTGCTGCCGCTCTCGCTGAGCAAAAAGAAAAGTTGAAACTGGAGCTGGCCGCCGCTGCGCCGAAGGTGGAGTTTGTAGACCGGTACTGTACCGCCAGCGGGTCGCTTTCGTTCCGACAGGTGGCGAAGCTGCTTAAAGCCAAAGAGCCAGAGTTCCGTCTGTTCCTGATTGATAACGACATCATGTATCGCCTGGGCGGGGCGCTTACCCCGCGTCACCAGCATATCGCCGCCGGTCGATTTGAAGTGAAAACCGGGACGTCGACCACTTCCAACCATGCATTCAGCCAGGCGCGCTTTACTGCGAAGGGGGTGAAGTGGATCGGCGGATTGTGGGCGGAGCATATTGCCAAAGGTAATGCAGCGTGAGAGCACTGTTAAACCCTGTGATCATCAAAGAATTCGGGCTGGTAGCGTTCCGGCCCGGTCCTGAATTGCTGCCGCATTTCTGCCGCGGTCGCATCTTGCTGGAGAACGAACCGGATCGACTGGCCGACCTGCCGACAGGTGAGATACCGGCGGCGCGCCAGCCACTGGCTGAAGATCCGGTAATGGTGCCTGTATTCGAACACCCTGAAGTAATACTGCGTGCTGGTGGACTGGCGAGCCTGGAAGCCTGGCTGCTGCGTGATGACGGATGCCAGTACCCCCACGCCAGCTATCACCACCACGAGCTGGTGACTATGCGGCATGAGCCCGGCGCTCTGCGGCTGTGCTGGTCCTGCGACAATAAAGTGCGGGAGCATTTTACTGACGAACTGGCAGGCATTGCGCGGGCAAACCTGGTAGCCTGGGTATTGTCGGTGGTCCGGCGCGGGCTGGGGTTCGATGATTCCCACGCGGTGACACTGCCGGAGCTGTGCTGGTGGCTGACGCTTAATAAACTGGCGCATGTGATCCCCGAATCAGTAGCTCGGCAGGCGATGCGCATGCCGCCGCAGGTTATCCAGTCAGTTACCCGCGAAGCAGACATTATGCCGTCGGTACCGGCCACCAGCATCGTTGAGGAGGCTGTAAAACAGGTGCTGGCGCTAAAGGTTGATCCGGAGACGCCGGAGTCATTCATGCTACGACCGAAGCGCCGCCGCTGGCAAAACGAGAAATACACCCGCTGGGTGAAGTCGCAGCCGTGTGCATGCTGCGGCAAAACAGCAGACGATCCTCACCACCTGATCGGATACGGACAGGGTGGAATGGGGACCAAAGCCCATGATCTATTCGTGTTGCCTTTGTGCAGAACGCACCACGATGAACTTCATGCGGACGTAGGGGCATTTGAAGCCAAATACGGCACGCAGCCGGTGCTGCTGCTGAAGACATTAGACCGGGCGCTTGCCATAGGCGCGCTGGCGTGATTAGTGGAGAGAGTTGATGCGTGATATTCAAAGGGTTCTTGAGCTATGGGGTGGCTGGGCAGCAGGTGATCGCTCAGGTGTGGATTACTCACCCATTGCCGCCGGGTTTAAAGGTCTTCTTCCACAGACGAGCAAAACTCGCCTTTCTTGTACTGATGATGATGCGCTGGTTATTGAGGGCTGTCTTGCCCGGCTCAAGAGAAGAAAACCATACGAGCATTCACTGCTGGTTGCACATTATCTGTATGGGATTTCAAAGAGGAAGATAGCTAAAGAACGCAATAAAGATGAAAAGCTTATACGTATTGAGATTCTGATGGCCGAAGGCTTTATTGATGGCTGCCTGAGTATGCTCGAGTTAAAATTAGATATGGATAATTAAACAATGACCCGCATTTTCGGTTTCGAAAGTGCGGGTCATTAAAAGCTTAAACTCTATCCATTCTTAGAGTTTGTTAATGTTATCTCAGAGGAATTTAAAAGTTCTTTGATTATTTCTTTTATCACAACGTTTTGAGCATCTTGTCTGCCGTAGATTGACAGAAGGGCATCTTCATCATTTAAGCCGACATCAATAGCTTTTTTTATTTCATCTCGGATGGCGTTTAGTTCATTTGTTTTTAAGAAAAGACTTTTATAATTTTCTCTTACATATCCATGAGCCTTACTTTCTAGGTTTCTGACACGAGAGGCTAATGAGCGTGTGTTGTTCAGGATCTCTGTCAGAATATCCTGTTCAGAGCGAGGAGGGATAATCTCATTCGGAGGGTTTTTCTCAAGCGCATCTTGGAAACTGCTATTAAACTGCGGCCAGTAAGTATCAAACACCTGCTTCAAGATTCTTTCATCTAAAGCTTTCTCATTAAGACAGGAGTTAATGGTTCTTACTAATTCCCACATGCTGCTTATATTTGGGGTTGTATGATTAAACTGGGCAAGGGGGTCTTGGAGGTCCTCTGGGCTTAAATCAATCAAAAATGTGCATACTCGGTTGGTTGACAACCCTTTAGCAAGAGCACCAGTTTCGAAAAGTATCCAAGGTTTGCCTTTATTTTCTTGTGTCAGACAGATTACACCCACAGACACATCTTTTAGCTTATCGTTAATTTCGGAGAACCAAATTGCTCCTCGATCGATGTCTCTAGTTGATATCCAAGGCTGAGACGCTTGGATTACACACTTAAGCCAGTCGCTGAACATTTCTGCAACAGCTTTGCTTCTCTGCCCGGACCAACTCACAAATACTTTCATTGAAGTCTCATTGATAATCAGAAATTATTAGGTAATTCAAATTTACATTGGAAAGTAGCAAAAATCACTAACGCGGTCCGCATTTTATCATTTACTGTGTTAAGAGTGGTTTCTTCGCCACGGACTTAAAACCATTTCTTAACCTCGTTGTTACGAGGATTTATCTTTCAGAGGGCTGCCTAATGGCGGCCCTTTTTATTTCCCCTCATTCCTGAGAGGACTCACACACAAGAGGGGGCGTAATGTCCGATCCTGTTTCCGGCTCTACTTTGGTTGGGGGGAGTGCGCTGACCGGCGCAAGCATTTTTGGCCTGCTTACCGGCACTGATTACGGCGTGGTGTTCGGGGCGTTTGCCGGGGCTGTGTTCTACGTGGCCACCGCTGCCGACCTGACGATTTTCCGCCGCTCTGCATATTTCGTTGTGTCGTATTTTGCTGGCGTCTATGGCTCCGGGCTGGTGGGTTCGTGGCTGGCAAAAATGACGGGCTACGCAGACAAGCCACTGGATGCACTCGGCGCTGTGATTTTGTCTGCCGTGGCAATCAAGACGCTGACGTTTTTCAGTGAACAGGACCCGCTAAAGCTGCTGGCACGCTGGAGAGGGGGAACCAATGGTAACTAACGATCCGCTGGTGCTGACGAACGTGGTGGCCTGTGCCGCTATTGTTCTGCGCCTGATGATGTTCCGTAAGCCTGGCGGGCGACATAACCCGTGGGCGTCATGGCTGGCCTATCTGATTATCCTGGCGTATGCATCGGTGCCGTTCCGGTACCTGTTTGACTCCTACCTGCATGCGCACTGGGCAACCGTGACTATCAATCTGATTATCTGCGCCGCCGTGTTCCGCGCACGGGGTAACGTGGCGCGGCTCTTCTATGTCCTGAGGTCTGAATGAAACAATCTCAATTTCAGCAGGCGGCTGGCGTTAGCGCCGGATTAGCTGCGCGCTGGTTTCCGCACATCGATGCGGCCATGAAAGAATTCGGTATCACTGCACTGACTGACCAGGCGATGTTTATCGCTCAGACCGGGCATGAATCCGTTGGCTTTACCCGGCTGGTGGAGAGCATGAACTACAGCGTAGCAGGCCTCGCCGATTTCGTCCGCGCCGGGCGGCTTACTCAGGACCAGGCTAACGCGCTGGGCCGCCGCTCGTATGAAAAGGCGTTGCCACTGGAGCGCCAGCGCGCTATTGCCAATCTGGTTTACAGCAAACGCCTCGGCAATAAAGCGCCGGGTGATGGCTGGAAATATCGCGGTCGCGGCCTGATTCAGATCACCGGCCAGGATAATTACCGTCGCTGTGGCACCGCGCTGAAACTCGACCTGGTCACCAGCCCTGAGCAGCTGGAGCAGGACCGTAATGCGGCGCGTTCAGCGGCATGGTTCTTTGCCACCAGCGGTTGTCTGCTTTACTCCGGCGACCTTGCCCGCGTCACGCAGATTATTAATGGCGGGCAGAACGGCATTGAAGACCGCAGGCAACGTTATAACCGTGCGCGGGCGGCATTGTTATGATCCAGGCGCTGCTGAAGAAGTACTGGTTTCCGCTGGTGGTGCTGGTGTTGCTTGTCGTACTGGCCTTTCTGGTCAACCGGTACCGGGATAACGCCATTGAGTACAAAAAACAGCGTGACGAGAAAACGCAGGCGCTCAGTCTGGCGAACGCCACCATCACCGACATGCAGGTACGCCAGCGCGATGTCGCGGCACTCGATGCGAAATACACAAAGGAGCTTGCCGATGCGAATGGTGAAAATGATGCTCTGCGTAAGCGTCTCGATAATGGTGGCCGGGTGCGCGTTAAAGGAAAGTGTCCCGCCCAAGACTACACCACCTCCACCGGCGGCGTGGGCGATGCAGGAACCGTCGAACTCGCTGACGTTGCTGGACGAAACGTTCTCAGTATCCGATCCGGAATCATCCGCGACCAGAAAGCCCTGAAGTATTTGCAG